TTACATCCACATAATTTGCTGCCCTGACGGCAACGGGTGCGGCCTCACGGCGTGGACTTCTCCCGGCTTCACGATGTATCTCTGTACCGACTCATAAGTGATGAACGTGGCGCTGCAATTCACGTTCTGACACTGGTGATAACGCTCTTTTGTCGTGTCAGTGATATAGCGACTTGTACGCGCATGTGCGGCATGCTGGCATAAAGGACAATGAAACATCGCGAGCACCTCTTCCGGTTTTGTTGATGGTGCCATTTTAGTTAATTTATCCTTATAAAACAAACAGATAAAATAAATACATCACTCATCATCTTCTGTTTCGTACTCCACATCAGAAAGCCTGACCTCAAGCTCCAGGGACGTCGTGAAGCCGCTATTATTCAGAAAATGTGTCACCTTAGTGATTGTCCAGTCCTGCTCGTCTATGACGCGCTTAAAGCCTGACACTTTAACCGGTGTTTCCGTGTAAATATCTGCCCGACCGGTAGCCAGGCTGATGGAGAACTCCGCAACGCCCCGTTGCAGTTTATCCCACTTCGCCTGAGCGGCGCGCATGGCCTGCGCTTTCGTGGCATATACCGTGGTCAGGGCAAAAACATTGTCAGCCTCACCGGCCATATATTCACCTTCGCGCGCTTCCGGTACTTTTGGCGCTTTCTTCTGCCTGACCGGTTTCGCTTTCGGGTGCTCCAGTGCGCGCAGGTGTTTTTCTTTCTTTTTGCGTTTCAGTTTTACCTTCTGCTTTTGCGGCTTCGGGTCTTTGGTGTGAAGCCACTTTGCCGTTACGCCGGTATAGGCTCCACGGTCAGCAATCGCAAAATGATGACGGTCGCCGTCGCTGCGGGTGATGGTAATCTGCGGGATTTTTTTACCGCTGGCCGTCACCCCCTGCCCCGCTTTGAGAAACAACAGTTTTCCCATTTTTACCGACACCTCACCGCCGTTGCGTTCTGCAAGACGGGTCAGGAATTTCGCATCAGACTCCTGCGACTGGTCGATGTGCGGGATTTTAATTCCGGCCAGTGACGGCGCGACACTGGCTTCCAGCCTGTTACGGGAGGCTATCGCCTCAACAATCGCACCGAGCGTGGTGTCATGCCAGGAGCCTTCACGGCGGGAATTGAGCGTCCCGCGGAAATCTGCACTCCGGGCGCGGATGGTGACCACATCCGGTGCGCCCCGGTGTTCAACCTCATCAACGGTAAATTTCCCTTTGCATACCAGGGCAAAACCTTTCCAGCCGATATACACCGTCAGGACAGCGCCACGAACCGGCAGCCCGACCTGCCCGTCGGCATCGTTCAGTTCAATATCAAGCTGGTCAGCCTCAAAGCCCCGGCTATCAGTCAGGGTCATGCTCATCAGACGGTCACTGATATTGCCGGTAATATCCCTGCTGTCGAGCATCAGCATGTAATCCGGCGTCAGCGTACTGCCTGCATCAAATGTCAGCGCATCCAGCATTATCCCGCCCCCGTCATACCCGTGAATCTGGTCGCCATACTGCCAGCCTTACCGATGAGCGATTCCGCCTGTTTACCGATATCGCCATAAAGCGCGGCCAGTGATTCATCAACGCGGGTGAGCGACAGCGTAAAATCAATTTTTCGGGGTGTGCCGTCTGCAAAGAAAATACTCCCTGTTTCACTCACCTTACTGATGACATACATGCCGTAAATCATGCCGGTGCCATCCAGCAACGGCCACGCCCGACCTTCCTCTGCCATCAGCCTGAGCGTGGTCATCGTCAGCTTGCCGCCGGTCAGTTCGGGATAAAGCACACCGGCCAGCGTGATGTTTTCCTCACCCACACCGAGAAACTGAAAGGCATCCCGTTTGCCGATACGGGAATTTGACGGCCAGCGATAATCTGATTCACGCTGCATGGTCTGGTGTGGCAGCGTCTGGCGCATAAAAACAAACATACCTAACGCGAGCATCATTTTTCGTCACCTCCTTAACCGTCATGCATCATGCTGGCACGGGCGCGCGCACGTTTATCCCGCTCGTATTTTTCGAGCGCATCCTGTAACTGGCGGTCGAGCTGTGTCCCCGGCGCAGTCCCCCCCGTCAGGCTGATGTGATATTCGTTTTTACTCTGGTCCACATAAGAGCGGCCAGCCGGTGCCGTGACCGGCTGATAAGCCTGATAGCCTGCATAAGAGCTGGTCGCCGGAATATAACCACCGCTGCCATACGTGGCGGCTTGAGTTCTGGCGGCGGTCTGGTCAAGTGTGTCTGACTCTTTGTTGATAACACCGAGTTTTTCCAGTACCCAGTCAATACCGCTGCGCAGTTTGTTGAACGCATTAAGCGGCAGCATCAGCGCGTCAGCCAGTGCCTGCCCGAACATGACCCCCGTGTCACGGCAACTGTTCAGGGTGTCCTGAGTGGCTTTGACCGGGGCAATCAGGTTTTTAAACCACTGCCACGCGGCCTGTAACTTTTCGCCCAGCCAGTCGAACACCGGCTTAAGTGGCGAGAACAGCTCCCCCACCGGCGCAAATGCCGCTTTCAGCCCTTCCACCACACCGCCAAAGAATGCGCTGACAGGCTCCCAGTATTTACGGATAAGCAACGCCCCGGCGACAATGGCGGCCACCACGGCCACAACCGGCCAGCTAATCGCCCCGATGGCGGTCATAACAGCACTGCCAACCGTCGTGAAGACTGCCCCCATTGCGCCTGCTGCCGCGATGATGGCATTGATGCCAGTGATAACCGGCCAGGCTACGAGGCCAATGGCACCGATGACACCAATCAGTGCCAGTGCACCACCGACAATGATGCCGATGGTTGACGCCAGTGATTTGTTTTTCTGTATCCAGCCGTCGAGTTTTAACACATACTTTGTGGACGTCTGCGTGAGCTTACGCAGTGCGCCTTCCTGCTGGTCAAACAGGTCAGTCCCCACCGCCTCATAAGCGGACTGAAACTCTTTAAAGTCACCGCCGAGGTTGTCCTGCATGATATTTACCAGCTCGGCGGTCTTCCCGTCTGAGGCTTTAAACGCAGCGGTCAGTTTGTCCAGCTTTCCGGTTGAGGCGGCAGTCATCAGCACGGCGGCGGCTGAGCTGGCCTCCTCCCCGAAAATAGTTTTCATGTATTCAGCCTGCTGGGCAGTACCGAGCCGGTTTCTCTCAAAACTGGCCTGCATTTCTTTCAGAATGGTAAATATTGGCCGGGTGTTTCCCTTGCTGTCTGAGGTTTTCACTCCAAGCTCTTTGAGTGCATCCCATGCTTTTCCCGTCGGTGCCTGCAGGCGGCTTAACACGGCACGGCTTCCCGTCCCCGCCATTGAGCCTGTGATTTTTGCATCATGCAGCGCCCCGACCATTGCGGCGGTTTCTTCAATGCTGACACCGGCATTTTTTGCCACAGGTGCGGCATAGGTCAGCGCATCGCTCATGCCGTCAAAATCGGCGGCGGTTTTGTTCATCGTCATGGAGAGAACATCCCCGATATGAGCGACCTTATCGTTTGAAAGCTGAAAGGCGGATTTCATCCCCATCAGCAGGGCGGCGTTTTCTTCCATCGTGCGGCGGTTCGCCAGCGCCATATTCAGCGTGACCGGCGTTGCCGCCTGAATGGCATCAACATCCCCACCCGCTTTCGCGATGATTATCTGTGCACCGGCCGCATCATCCGCCGAGGCGGCGGTATTGTCGCCGAGCTGGCGCGCCTGTTTGCGTAGTGCGGTCATTTCGGCGGAGTCTTTTGCCACACCTAGCACGGCCTGCAATTCTGAGTTTTTCTGCGCAAACTCATAACCGGGCATCAGCAACTTAACTCCGGCCATCGTTCCCGCAGCAGCAATCCCCACACCGGCAGCGCCCACTGAGGCCATATTTCCGGCCAGTTCCTTTCCGGCCTGATAACGCTGTTTGACTGCGTTAAGTTTTGCCTGTTGTGCACTGACACGCGCCAGTGCGTCGCGCTGACGGTTAAGTTGTGCGGTGGTTTCACTGATACGGTTTTTCAGCCCCTGCTCATCATGTGCAAGATTGCGGGTATTAATTCCCACAGCGGCCAGTTCCCGCTGCTGGCGTTTAACGGAATCCGTCAGGCGATTATATTTCGCCTGTAAGTCCTCCGCCGCACGCTTTGCGGATTCCAGCACTTTCGCCTGAGCACGGGTCGGACGTTCGGTGTTTTTAAACTGTGTGGCAAGGGCTTCGGCCTCCTGCCGAGCCTTTTCAAGTGCATGACCAGTCACGGCGAGCTGTGCACTGGTCTTGCGAAATCCCTCAATACGGGATGCCTGACCGTTCAGCTCGCGCAGTGATTTTTGTGTTTCCCGGATATCCCCCGACAGCGACCTGCTCGCTGTGCGGATGGATTTAAACGGGCGGGATGCCTGGTCAACAGCCCTGAGCAATACCTGTAATTTTACATTGTTACTCATTCGTGTTTCCGCTTCGCCGGAGCGCCTTTTCGCGCCATGTGATGAGTTCGGTCAGGCTCATGGGATACAGTTCTGATGGCGGCCAGTGAAATATCACTGCCACATCCGCCATCAGGTCATCGACCGAGAGATTTTTCGGAAACGTTACTGCACCGAGTTCGGCGACAAAAAACCGACCACCTTGCCGGCCAGCGCCACAAGGTCAGGCAGTTCCAGCGCGGCGACTTCCTGCTCGGTCAGCATCGGTGCCGTCATGCGCGGCAGCACTTTAATCAGTGCATCGACTTCGGAGTTTGCGACCGCAGCCAGACTGACACCGCGCAGCGTCCCGGCACTGGGTTTCATCAGCGTGACCTGTTCGATAACCTGCTCACCACGTTTGACCGGATTTTCCAGGGTAATGACATTTTCTTTGTTCATGGTTTTCTCACTTATGAATCGGGGTTAACCGGTCAGCCAGGCTGACCGGATGAAAATCACAGGCCGATATTGCGGCGGTGTTGCTCCAGCCGGTCGACGCCGTTCACCTTCTCAATCATGTTGATGGTGTCGATTTCGACCAGCTCCTTACCGTCCATCGTCAGCCGGAAATAGGTGCAGACCACGGAGATTTTCGACTCGGTGTCTTCTCCCTGTTTACCCTCGCCGGTGTCGATTTCTTTCTGACGTCCACGCATGACCACCTCGACGGCCACCGTTTCGCCGGTATCGTCACGCTGGTAAGAGCCTGCAAAACGAATCGGCACAGCATCCACACCGGTTGCGGCGTAAAGCTCCCAGATAACCGAATCCGGGAAGCCCCCGAGCGACCACTCCATTGACAGCGCATCGTCATCAAGGCCGAGGTCTACCGGTGCGCTGCCGTTCATCCCCGCACCGCGATAGTTTTCGAGCTTACGGGTCAGTTTTGGTAGCGTGACGGACTTCGCGACGCCCTGATAGCTGTAGCCGTTCAGAAAGACGTTCATTAACTTGAGTTTGCGCGGCATTGCCATCGGTCAGGCTCCTTAATTGCTGTTAACCGAGGTGACCAGATTTGCCAGGTATTTATCGGTAATACGCTGGCGCAGGGTCAGGTTTTCAAGAGGAGGCACCGGGGTATAGTCGTAGTCGATATACAGTTTTCCGGCCTTAAGGGTTTCCGCATCGTTGGATTCTTCGCTGAACCAGCAGGTCGCATCCACGATATAGCCGTTTGTTTTCAGCTCACGGAATTTGGCATTAATGCCGTCAACGATGTCGCGAATCAGCGTTGCGGTGATGGGCTTGTCCACCGCCCACATGTGCGCCTCAGCCATCGTGTCGGCCAGCACCTGCGCGGTGCGGGTGTAGTTTTCAAAGAGGAACAGCGGGTCATCAGAGCAGGTACGGTTACCCCAGAAGCGGAAACCGTCGCGGCGAATCAGCGTTGTGACGCCAGACTCGTTAAGCAGGTCAGCATCGGTGCCGGACTCCTGCAAATCCCAGAATACGGACGCGCTGATGCCGGTAACACCGGTTACCCCGACGTTGGACAGCGTTTTATGCCAGCCCTGCTCCTGGTCGATTTTAGCGCGCAGACCCAGCGCACGGGCGGTGGCATACGCGGTGGCGGTGGTACTGGCAACCGTATCCCATGCGAGGAAATCCGGCCAGATGACCATCAGCTCACGCTGGCTGAAATTCTGGCGGTAGGCTTTCACCTCGGAAATGGTCTTACAGCCCCATGCGCTGATATACCCGAAAGCGCGCAGCTTCTGACAGACTGATGCCAGTGCTACAGCCACCTCTTTGGTATCCAGTCCCGGCACACCAAGAATACGCGGTTTAACACCGGTTACCGACTCTGCCGCCAGCAGGGCTTTCAGTCCGGTGTACTGACCGTTTTCGTCAGTGGTGCCGATGATATTGGAAACGGTCTGCGCAAGTTTCGTTTCTTCGTCGTCGCCGGTGCCGTCCTCCACGCGAACAACAACGGTGACCGGTTTTGACTGGTCGGCGATAGCCTGCAACGATGTCGCCAGCGTGCCTTTTTTACCGGCCTTTGCAATTGCGCTCTGCACATTGGTAATCAGCACCGGTTTATTGAGGGGGAAGGTTTCCGCATCCGCATCGCTGGCCGTGCAGACCATGCCAACAATGGCAGTGGATACGGTGGAAATGACACGGGTGCCGTCGTTAATCTCCAGCACCTGCACGCCGTGATGATAGTCACTCATCCGTTTAACTCCGTGGTTAATGGGTGAGTGATATTTTCAGTTGTGCCGGAGATGTCAGGCTATTTGTCCCGGTTGGCTAAGGGATGGCACAATTTATTTTTTGTCGCTGATGAGGGGAATTTTTTATAGAGCGTGGACAGGCCAATATCAAAAATCAGCGCCACGCGTTGACGTGATTCACCCGCAGCCAGCAACCGTCCTGCCTGTTCCCACTCACTCGCGGTGAGCTTCGGACGTCTGCCACCAATACGACCTTTAGCTCTGGCCGCTTCCAGTCCGGCGCGTGTCCGCTCGACAATGAGTTCTCGTTCCATTTCAGCCAGGGCACCCATCACATGAAAGAAAAAACGCCCCATCGGCGTGCTGGTATCAATAGCATCCGTCAGGCTGCGAAAATTAACGCCGCGTTCGCGCAGTTCCTCAACCAGAATGACCAGATGCCGCATACTACGCCCCAGCCTGTCCAGCTTCCAGACTACCAGTGTATCCCCCTCCGATAATGTCCTGAGCAGTTTTTTCAGTCCCGGTCGGTCGGACTTAGTGCCGCTGATTTTATCCTCAAAAATCAGCTCACATCCCGCGCATTCCAGCGCGTTACGCTGCAATTCCGTGTTCTGGTCATTTGTTGATACGCGTACATAGCCAATAAACATGAGCATCCCCCTGAATAAAAACCGGAGATGATGCCACTTGCCCGTTATCTCTGCATTTTCATAAACGTTGGTTTGGGAGAAGCGGTGAAAAGGGATGTGGGCACAGGAGATAATCAGATACCGGATATGGGAGCATTCGCTTCTGGTTCGGGATGGTTCAGGCTACCAGGTGGATATATTGTTCAGTTTGGCACTTTTTCAGGAAACACGACCCGCTTTATCAGTGGACACTTCCCTATACCATTCCCTAATCAGCCGATGGTTTCAGTCAGTGTTATGTCTGATGCCGTTCAGTCAGACCCGTCGAATCCAGCCCCGCAGGTTTTGTCTGTAAATTTTGAACATATCAGTAATTCAGCGTGGCGTGTGGCAACCAGTGATATCTCACAGCAATACAGATTCAGTTATATTTCGATAGGACGGTAGAAATGCAGAAATATATTTTCAGTGCCGATAAAAATGCGTTTTTCCCTGTGGAGCTTAAAATCGCTTATCAGGAATCCGGCGAATGGCCCGATGATGGAATCGAAATTGACGACACTGTTGCCGCCGAATTTATGAAGGAAGCACCAGAAGGAAAATACAGAGGTGTCATCGACGGAATGCCTGCATGGATTGATATTCCACCGCCAACTCATGAGGAACAAATTGCCGCAGCCGAACTGGAAAAGCAGCAATTGATTAATCAGGTCAACGAATACATAAACAGTAAGCAATGGCCTGGTAAAGCGGCGATTGGTCGCCTGAAAGGTGAGGAACTGGCGCAATATAATTTGTGGCTGGATTATCTGGACACACTGGAACTGGTCGATACTTCCGGTGCGCCAGATATTGAATGGCCTACGCCTCCGGCAGTTCAGGCCAGATGACATCCGGCGCAGTGCTGGTATCTGTTACCGTCACCGCGTCAATATAATCCAGCACGGCGTTAAGTCGGGTTGTTTCTGCCTGCGTCAGCTTCCGCCCGGCCTGTAATTTCAGTTGAATCAGACTGATGGAAGCCATTGCAGCATCAATCAGCGACTGGCGCTGTGCTTCTGCCGCGTCTAGTGCGGCACTATGCTGTGCCTCAGTATCTGTCACCCATTTCTCACCATCCCATTTATCGTATGGCGTTAACGGTGAAAGCGTGACATAACCGTCTTTGATGGCACCGATATAATCCACTGTAACAGCTGCGCCATTTTCGATTGAGTAAACAGTCTCATTGCGGTGGTCTTCTTCATGGCTCCATCCCTTACCCGTAAATACTGCCACTTTCCCCGGAATGTATTCGCCCGGGTCAATACCAGTGGAACAGGCGGGCATACTTACGCCAGTATTAATATATTCATCAGACCAGCCCGTATATTCAGACGTTACTGCATCATAATAAAAACAACGCATATCACCCGGCACTGTAGCCAGCCCATTTTCATCAAAAACAGGTTTCATTATGCAGCCCTCACAATATAATTAAAGGCGATGTTACGTGGACGGTTTTCATTAGCTGTTGGCACGACACGAGAGGCGTCGAATCCAAGGTCATCGGTTTTGTCTATAGTAGTTGTGTTATTCGGCATTCTCGCTGATCGTGTTCCTGCATCGTAAAAAGCCCCTCTGATTGCATCAAAAGACATACCGATCCCGCCATCTGCGAATCCCTCAATATTTCTTATTGCATCCCCCTGTGAAGATAATAATTGTCGCCCGGCATCCACTCCACGTCCGTCATCCCAGCCACGAATAAATTCACCGCGTAAATCAGGCAATTTATTTGTCGGATAAACCTTTGCCAGTTCCGGGTATTCTTCAGCAGAAAAAGCCGCACCATTGCATTTTAGCCAGCCTGTTGGCGGAGTGGCGGAAGGCCACGGGACAGGCACACCAACGGGTAATGCCGAACCTTCTCCCAAACCAAGGTATGCGAGAAGACCGGCAACATCCTTTCCACTCAAATGAGTCAGCGTATTGTCCAGCGGTTGTTTACCTGCCAGCGCATTGTTAATGGTGGTGCTGAATTTCGGGTCATTGTTAATGGCTGCGGCAATTTCTTTCAGTGTGTCCAGCGTGGCAGGCGCACCATTAATCAGAGCGGTAATAGCAGCCTGTACAAACGCAGTGGTCGCAATCCGCGTGGTGTTATTTCCTGCATCAGGAGTCGGCGCTTTTGGTTCTCCGGTAAATGTCGGATTATGTTTCTGTGCATACTGGGTATGAGGATCCTGTGCGGCAATGTGGTTTCTCATCTGTTCATCCACATACAGCCTTAATTCCAGGACTTCATCATCCACGTATTTACGGGTCGCCAGTACCACCGACGGGTCGATTTTCAGCGTGATGGCTTCGGTATTCGTGACAACCAGAATCATGCGGATAGTCTGGGTACGACCACTGCCTTCCTGCAACTGCGGTTTGTACGTTTCCGGGCAGTTCGCCACCGCAATGAGTACGCCTTCATCATCATAAAGCCCAATCTCACGGATCCAGAATCCGCCCTCGTTCTCAGGGATGATTTGCTCCGCAATAATCTGGCTCTGGTTGTTCGGGTCAACACTCAGAAGATTCAGCGGTGCAATGCGTTTCTGATTAATCAGTTTTGTCTGTGCCGGGTCTGGTGTCGGCAAGACACCATTCGCATCACCAACGGCCATTTGCGTCAGATTCAGCTTACTGCCGAGCATCGTCGCGTTAGCCAGCCGTGCTGCGCCCTGATTAGTCAGAATGGCGTAGTATTTCACTGTCATGCGTTTACTCTCAGGTTATCAATTAAATGAATGGCCGAGGCCGGGAAATAATCCCCTCCGACAATAATGGCCTCCGGGGTGTAGGGATAAACCGTCAGGGCGTCACCGTGATAGCATCCCGCACCGGCAAAAATGTTGCCGGTTGTACTTAAACTGATAGCCAGTCCCGTCAGATGGCGGCTCGCCGGTTTTGCATCAGCAACGAGGCGCTCCAGCTCCTGATACATTTCCTCGGTAATACCCTGCTCAAGCACGCCAACAACGATGCGGAACGTCCCCGGCTCCTCGTTGAGCTGCCACCACTCCCTCACCTCAATCAGATAGCCGAGCGGCTCCACCACACGGCGAATCGCACCAATAGTGCCCTTATGGCAGTGAATGAAATACGCATCGCGGATAACAGCGCGTTTTGTCGCTTCCGGCCACTTATCATCCCACCTGTCGACCGAAAATGACCACGCCAGCCACGGCAGCAGATTTGCCGGACAGGTATCCGGGTTCCACAGCTCACGAATACTGACCGGCGTTTTTTCAATTTCCGCACAGGCTTTTGCGGCGGCGACTTCAAGTGGTGATGAGCCGGTCGGCAGCAGGCGCGAATCACTCATCCGAGCCTCCGGTCACGACGCGGTATTCGGTGCAGAAAGACGCCTGCGTACTGTTGAGCACGATGTCAGCCAGCGGTGCAGTCAGTTCGACACGCTGCACGCCTTCCACATGCAAAGCGGCATAAATGGCAGACAGACGGATGTCGCGCCCCAGCCGGTGCTGTGCCGTGATGTACGCTTCCAGTTTTTTCACGGCGGCGGCGCGGATGGGTTCGCTTTCAGGACCTGGGTAAAGGTAAAGCGTGGCGTTTATCTGGTATTCAACGATGGCGGCAGACTGCACGGTCACGCGGTCGGCCACCGGCCTGACGTCCTCGCCATTAAGGGCGTTACGCACCACGGCCAGCAGGTCTTCGGATGCAACACCGTTATTTTCACGTGACAGCACAGAGATGGTGACGCAGGCCGGAGACGGACTGGTGACAGAAATATCCGCGACACGCCCGTCAGCACTGCGACCATGATACTGATAGGCTCCCACCGACCCGGCGACGCTTAAGCCCTCAAACGCCTGCTGAATACGCAGACGATAATCGGTGTCAGACTCCATCACTGCCGGTGTCGGCGGAATGGTCGAATCATCTGCCGGGGTGATAATCAGGCGCGTGGTGTTGTAATTGGCACCAATCACATCAAGGTCATTACCGGCGGCACAGGCCAGCATCACCGCCCGTGCGGCCTCATTCACACGCTGACGCCAGATAAGCTCACGATAAGCATTTTCCTCCAGCAGTTTGACGAGAGGCTCAGATTCCAGCGTCAGGGTACGGGCGACCGCCTCCTGCTGGTCTTCCGGGTAAAGGGAAATCAGTGTCGCCTTGCGTTCGGCAAGAATGGTTTCAAAGTCCAGCTCCTCGACCACATCCGGTGCGGGTAGCTGGTTCAGGTCGATAATCGGCATGGTTTCAACTCACAGGGATGGTTAACGAAAGTGGCTGGCCGGTGTCGTTGTGCTGACCGGTTAACGTGACCGTCATTCGCCCGTCAAAACTGCGCGCCGTGGTGACGGATGACAGGGTGACGCGGGGTTCCCATTTCAGCACCGCCATGTAACAGGCGACCTTAATCTGCAACTCAAGCGCCGGGGTCTGCGGCTGGTCAATCATTGATGCCAGCAACGAGCCGTAATCACGACGCATCACCCGTGAGCCGACCGGTGTGCGCAGGATATCGCCGATACTCTGGCTGATATGCTCAAGGTCAGTGACCGTCAGGCCATCACTGCGATTCATTCCGAGATAACGCGCAGTCATAGAGGCCCCCCTGTTGTGCCGCCACTGTCGCCGGGGTGTTTATGGGTATGCAGTACCTTACCGTTTGATGAGAGTTCACCGCCGGTGTGTTCAATGTTGCCGCGCATCGTCCCGCCCTTCTGCACTTCCAGCGTGCCGGTAATCAGCCTGTTGGTGCAGACCACCTCCGGTGTGTCCAGGGTGACGCGGGTTGATGCTTTCACCGTGACCACCGGCACCGTGGCAGTAACAGAATCAGAAGCCGTCACGCTGGCCGTTTTAATTCCGCTTACCGTGAGTGCACTGGTTTCGGGTTCATACTCAATCACCGCCCCGTCAGGGAAACGGATATGCAGGGCATCCGCCGACGCAGACGGCGCGGGGTTATCGCCGGAATAAATCCCCGGCAGAACAAACGCCGTGTCAAGTTCACCGCCCACGGCCAGAATCAGCACCTGCTCCCCCACGGAAGGTGCCCACCATGTGCGCGAACGCCCGGCACGACAGGTCAGCCACTGAAGCCAGTCGGTGCACATGCCGCCGGTCTGCACACGGCAGCGACCGGCGTTAAGGTCGGTTTCGACGACAAGGCCGGTGCGAATCATGTTGCGCAGTGCGCGCGCGAGTTCCTGAATATTTGCGAGAGTGTTCATAACGGGAAGGATGCCGCCGGGTCATACCGGCGGCAATGTGACGATGAGGTGTCAGGAATGGCACAACTAACGGTCGAGGTGAGCCAGGATAATCTCTTCAATCATCTGCACATCCTCACTGGTAAAGCCGAGCAGAGGACGCGCCGGATAATCAATTTTCTTACCGTCTTTCCGGTTTTCTTCCAACAGACCGAACTGATGCACGCTGGCGATTTTCGGTGACTTCCCGCCGTAAAACTCCATTGATGCCTGTTCCGGGCTGGCGCGGATATGCAAAAAACGACTGGTGATAAGTTTCGCAAACATTTTTCGCTTAACACGACCAGTCTTTTTTCTGGCGCTCTGCTGCTGGCGTGGCGCGTAGGGTGTGCCGTCCGGGGCTTTCTGTGCCATCACCCGACGCTGCTGACTCTGCCGCAGACGTTTCGCCAGTTCGGCGCTCAGTCGCCGACGCCCTGACGGTGACAGCGATTCAATCAGTCCGGTCAGCCGGTCTTCAAAACGCTTAAACTCATTCATCCCACTTGCTCACCAGTTCGCCATTGATATAAAGCTCCACCGGGCGGGTGACCGGCTCCGGCGGCGTGGGTTCCGGGATATTCTTCACATGCAGTGCGCCGTCCACCTCACTGACCAGCGTGCGCTCGGTCAGCATCAGGCTGATGCTGATATCAAAGCTGCTGTCATTGTTGATGTCTGCATAAAACGTGAAGCCCTTTTTCTGGCCTGCGTCGGTGGTCATGATGTCGGGCTGATTTTCCCGCAGCCACGCCAGCACCGGCACGATGAGCAGGTCAAAATCACCGGTAAAGTCGGTCACAATCACATTGAGCGTGTAACGCTTTTCGAATGACAACGACGTCGCCAGCGTGGAGGCAATACTCCCGTTATCAACGAATATCCGCAGCATCTCGGGACTGGTTTTCAGCACCGTGACGGCATCAGTCAGCGCCCTGCGCAGGCTGTCGGGTTTGAGCATCGTTTTCGTCCTGACAGTGTTTAATCATTTTTACCTGGCTGGCACAGCGTGCCAGCGCGTTCTCAAGCTGCCGGATATCGGCACTTAAATCGCCGTTCGTCTGCGGGTCACTGCCCGGCATCGGGCAAAGGCTCACTTTCGGGCAGGCGTTGGCGACAATCACTGGCGTCAGTGCAGGCGGGGCGCTGGTGCAACCGGCGCACAGCATCAGGCAGGTCAGCACCGTACCAGCGGCGAAAATCTTCGTTTTCATTAAGTAACCTCGTGATGGTTTTCTCGCGCTGTGCTTCACGCTTCGCGGCGTTCTCCAGTTCCTGACGCAGTGCCACCTGCGCCAGCTCGTTTTTGTCTGCCCTGGTGATGGCAACATGAAGCTGATTTTGCAGCATGGTGATGGTCGTCTGCTGCCCGCTGGCGACGTTGTTCGCCCTGTCCAGCGAGGCGCGCAGGCTGGCGTTTTCATGCTTCACCAGAAACAGCCCCGCCACCGCCAGCGATAACAGCACAACCATCACAATCATCAGCTTTGACATGGTTCCCGCCCCTCAAAACGCTGACGGCAGGCCGTACGTATCAGCCGGAAGAACACCGACGCCACGAGATAAATCAGCGCGGTAAAAATCCACCCGGCAGCGACCAGCGAGATAAACGTCGCCACCATCACCACCAGAGCCACCGCCCGTCTGCGCCACGGCACCGGCTGCAAAAACAGCGACGTGACAATCTTCACGGCCAGCGATTCCGGCGGAAGCTCCCGCCCGTAGCGTTCCAGCACATACTCCGTGGCATACACGCCGACACCACCGGCAACCACACAGATAACCGTCGCCAGAATCGCCCAGGTGGCGACAAAACTGACGGCCACGCTCTGCGGGTAAATCAGGGACAGTGCCAGCATCAGCGCCAGCGACACGTTCAGCATCAGTGAAAGGGATAATTTCTTCATGGTGTTTACTCCGTTTAAGCCGGTACGCCGCCAGCGGTACGCCAGACGGTGACCAGTTTTTCCAGTGAATGCTCACGCTGACCGTAACCGGCTCCCGGCAGGGACGCCCAGATATTGCGACAGCGTGAAATGGCGCGCTCAATGCGTCCCGCCCGGATGTCATCCAGTGCACCGCGTTCGCGGATCAACTGAATGGCGAGCCTGTCCTGTGACAACGGACTGAAATCCGGCAGGGCAAGCTGTTTGCGGTAGTGCGGCCAGAACAGGTAAAGCTGCTGATAGCGACCGGAGGCCGTGGACTTTTCACCGCGACGGTTAAATACCTTCGCCGGTCGGCCATGCGCGAACGGGTGGTCACTGTAGTCGGTGAAAATTTCCGGCTTCCCGTCCAGTCCGGTGACTATCACGTCATAGCCCCGGTTTTTCGTCAGCGGATGATTCGCCGTCCCTTCGGACACGGCCAGCATGTCGAGAAAGGCGGCGATATTCTGATGTGTTTTAATTACCGGCATTACTGTTTCCCCCTGCCCTTAAAGCGGCGCTGAATGGCAATCTCAATCACCTGATAACCGGCGATACCCAGCATGGAGCCAATGCCGCACACCGCAGGCAGTGACAGGTCAGGAAACTGCACCAGAACAACACCGGCAACCATTGAGACAAAACCACCGAGCAACATGCGCCCGATAAACAGACGCGGGGTGATGGGTTCACCACCGGCAAGCACCTTGCCGACAACAATCAGCACCCCAATCATGAAAAGCGACAGGACGCTTTTTTCTTCTGCTGTCATGCGTTACTCCCACAGATTGACAGTTTCAGCCACGGGCGCGGTCTGAACGTCGGGCAGTTCGACGGCGGTGCCGTGTGGCAGCACCGCACCCAGTTCAGCCAGTCCCGGATTTGCGGCGAGCACGGCCTCGACCACGCCCTCAGTGCGCCCGTAATACCGGACACAAATGGCGTCGAGCGTGTCGCCCTGTAGCGCAAAGGTCTTCATCAGATTTGACTCACGATGCAGCGCGGCTTGTCCTGGATGCGCGCCACTGCCCAGCGCATATCCCGCCACAGTTCATCGATGGTGCTGTCAATGCTGTCAGCCTTCTTGTCGCCTTTCGCACTGGCATCCACACCGCGATAACGCTCATAAAGCGACGCGGTCGCCATCGCACACACGGCGCGCTCGTAGTAAAAAACTTTGATGCTTTCACCGTCGATGTCGTCCGCCGGGACGTCCGCCAGACGCGTAAAACCGGCAGCAATTTTCTGTTCGCGGTACTCGTACAGCTCCGCATTCGTTTCAGCCATGCCTGACTTGATGGCCTCACGCAGACGGGCGGGGGCGACGGTCTGCTCAAGGCGCATACGTTCCCGGACGCGCTTCGGGTCGATATCGGGAAAAAAGAACGTGTTTTTAATCACCGGCTCGTCGCCTGCCGGTTGCGGGATGACCACCGTACCCTCACCAGACACGGGAGCCTCCTTTCGCGGAATAATCAGCGTCATCATGACTACCTCTGAAAAGTCGGGCGGTGGACGCCGGTACAGTGTCAGGTGATTCACCCTCACAGACCGGCGTGCCGCCCTGGCGCGGGGCGCATTCGGTTGTTAACTGGCTTTCTTTTTCGGGCGTCCACGTTTTGCCGGTGTCGCACTCCGGGTCTTACGCGTGGCACTGGTGGCCGCTTTGGGCTGCGGCTCCGGCTTCGGTTTCAGCTCCCGCTCCAGTCGTTCAATCTCTTTTTTGACGCCTGCCTGACAGTCGAGCTGTGTCGCACGTTGCAGGTGAGCCAGCGCACCGGCGGCATCACCAGCGTCACGCAGAAACAGACCGGTGATTTTGTGCAGCTTTGCGCGCACTTCATCAGGCATGTCTGCCGTGGCGGTCAGTGCAAGGGTCTCCGTCAGCAGGCGGGTATCCACAGACTCACCGGCAGCGTGGGCGCGCATGGCCGCGAGCGCCACCTCCTCGGTGAACATGTACGGCGGGGTGCGGCGGTGTTTACCCGGCATGGTCAGACCGTACTTCAGGGCATAACGGGCAATCTCCAGCGCACCGGCAATATCGCCGGTATCCAGACGCCACAGCATGACCGTCATCAGAATGTCATCCTGTGCACCTTTGCCCTGCTCCAGCACACCGTTCACCCACGGCAACCAGAACGGCAGCAGTTCGCGTTTTTTCGCGGCCTTCAGCTCTTTTGAATAAATCGCTTTCAGTGTGCGCTGGTCTGCGGCCAGCTTGACCAGCATCTGCTCATAGACAGTTGCATGTCGCAGCGGGGCGGCGTCCCGCTGCGCGGTCATCGCTGCCGAGACCCGCATCATGTGGCGCTGTGCGGGACTCATCATCGGTTACGCTCCCGGCTCTGCGGTCACTTTAGTCGGTGTGGAGAAGTCACCGACCTTAATTTTTTCCACCAGACAACCGGCGGCGTAGTCTTCCACCACGTAATCAATGTTCATTGACTCGTAGTTCTCCACGCGGTCGAGTTTCGGGTTTTCCACAATCACGCGGCGATGGCTGTCATCCATGTAGTAGATGGACAGGTTTTCCAGCTTCGTGATGAGCATCGCATCCGCCGGGAAGTACGGGACGCGTACCGCCGGCAGGTTACCGATGCGTTTCTGGCTGATGATGACGTCAGCGGCCAGCATCTCGCTGTTGTCCTGCTCCTTGTTGACGATGGGGAAATACTTGTCCGCCAGTAGCTGACGCCCCACAATCACCACAAGGTCAGGGTCTTCCTGATACCACGGCTCAATCAGGTTGTTGGTCGCATCCATCACCAGTGCATCGAGGCTGGCATAATCACCGCCCTTACCCACGCGGATGACCTCAGAGGTCGTGTGACCTTCCTCGTCAGTAACCTTGCTCATCACGCGCGCCGGGGCTTCATTGCGGTATTTCTGCAGCCAGCCGACCGCCACATCCTGCAGCATCTGGTTACTGCTGCGGTCAGAGGTTTCGGCACGCCTCACGCCGTTAAAACCGGCCATGATTAAATCAAGGGACTGGCGTTTGATAATGGCGTTACGGACACGGAGCTGGAAATCCTGATAACGCGCCCACAGGTCAAGCGTTTTGTAGCGGATATAAAAATCGAAGTTAATCTGGTCGCATTCGTACTTGTTTGACGCCAGCTTCGAGAAGTCCTTCGGCTGACGCTCGGTGCCACCGGCGGTGTCTGTGGTGCTGGCGATGGAGCCGGTGACACCAATACCAATTTTTTCCCCTTTCATTTCGCTGACCGGCACAATGTTGATGCGGGTCAGAAAGTCAGAGGACTCCTGCATGGTGTTCATCAGGGTCTGGGTGACCGACGGTTCAACGGTGAATTTTTTCGACACATCACCGGCGTCGATGCCGTTCAGTTCGGCAACACGGGACAGGTAGGCATTAAATTTAAAGCGGGTTTCCTGGCGCATAGTTTTTCCTGAAATTAAGGGTTAATCGTGAAGGTTTTCCCGGACTGGCTGACGCCGGTCAGCAGTTCGTCATCAGGGCGTCACCGCCACCTCCGGTGGCCTTGCTGCGGCGCTGCTGGGTCAGACTTTCGGTGTGGTCGAGACTGTTTTTCAGGCGGCTGAATGCCTGGCTGGTTTCATCCGCCCTGTCAGTCACCTCCTGCTTAAGTGCGGAAAAGCGGTTTCCATCTCAGCGAGTCGCTGCTCAGTGGCGCTCAGCTTTTCCTGCACATGTTCAGCAACAGCGGTCACCGCTTCATGCACGTCATTCAGACGGGCGTCATCGCTGGCCTGTTTGCGGCCAAAAATGGATTTCACCTTTTCGGTCAGGGCGGTGAACACGGTTTCAGGCAGGTCTTCAAATTCCAGCTCAACAGGCGTTGCCACTGAAATCAGGTTTTCAGGGCTTAATTTGAAGCGGTTCAGAGGGTTGTGTTTTGCCGTGCGGCAGAATTCCAGGTATTCCGTGCCGAGGCTTGCCGGGTCATCGGTGACGGCCAGACCCACCAGATAACATTTGCCTGTATTGGCAAAGTTCGGCTGAATTTCCATTGAGGTATAGACCTTCTGCGCGGCCTTGTTCATCGCGATAAGGTCATCGGTCGGGGTGATTTTCGCAAACAGCGCCCATTTGCCTTTCAGCGCCGAATCATCGTCAATCTTTTCGGCCTTCAGTTCGACCACATCGCCATAACGCTTAAAAATACCGTCAGGCAGGATGCCGCGCAGATGTTCCAGGTTAATGCGGCAACCATAGACTCGCGGGTCAAAGGTTTCGGCCATTTCCTGAATATCCTGCGCACTGATGACACGCCCGTCACAGGTGTCACCCTCAACGCCGATACGAAAGAATTTTGATGCTTTTTTTGCCATTGTCAGGAGTCCTGAATAGTGATTAGAGGAGTCACATGTCGGCATCAGTTTCCCGACGATGCGCATCCTCCGCCATCAGTCCCGGATGGCTTATCACTGACACAACAGCACCTTAGCGAATCGCGGGGCGCGACTCAGTAGCCTTGCCGTGTATTCATCACGGCGAGGTATTCATGACCATCACCACAGACACCACTCTTTTACACGATCCGCGTCGTCAGGCGGCGCTGCTGTACTGGCAGGGGTTTTCCGTGCCGCAGATTGCCGCCATGTTGCAGATGAAACGCCCGACGGTGCAGAGCTGGAAACAGCGCGACGGCTGGGACAGCGTTGCCCCCATCAGCCGTGTCGAAATGAGTCTGGAAGCGCGGCTGACCCAGCTCATCATCAAACCGCAGAAAACCGGCGGTGACTTCAAGGAAATTGACCTGCTGGGACGCCAGATTGAACGACTGGCGCGGGTCAACCGCTACAGTCAGACCGGCAACGAGGCAGACCTTAATCCGAACGTCGCTAACCGCAACAAAGGCGGGCGTCGCAAACCGAAAAAGAATTTTTTCAGTGACGAGGCCATCGAAAAGCTGGAGCAGATTTTCTTTGAGCAGTCTTTCGACTATCAGTTGCACTGGTATCGCGCCGGGCTTGAGCACCGCATCCGCGATATCCTGAAATCCCGCCAGATTGGCGCGACGTTTTATTTTTCCCGCGAGGCGCTGCTGCGCGCCCTGAAAACCGGTCATAACCAGATTTTTCTGTCGGCCAGTAAAACGCAGGCGTATGTGTTCCGCGAATACATCATCGCCTTTGCCCGGCTGGTTGACGTTGACCTGACCGGTGACCCGATTGTCCTGGGCAATAACGGCGCAAAACTGATTTTTCTCGGCACCAACTCCAACACCGCGCAGAGCCATAACGGCGACCTGTACGTCGATGAGATTTTCTGGATCCCGAATTTTCAGGTACTGCGTAAGGTGGCATCAGGTATGGCCTCACAGAGTCACCTGCGCTCGACCTATTTCTCCACCCCGTCCACGCTGGCGCACGACGCCTACCCGTTCTGGTCGGGTGAACTGTTTAACCGGGGACGCGCCAGCGCCGCCGAACGCGTGGAAATAGACGTCAGTCATAACGCTCTTGCCGGTGGTCTTCTCTGTGCGGACGGCCAGTGGCGGCAGATTGTCACCATTGAGGACGCCCTGAAAGGCGGCTGCACACTGTTCGACATTGAGCAGCTTAAACGCGAAAACAGCGCCGACGATTTTAAAAACCTGTTCATGTGTGAATTTGTTGACGACAAGGCGTCGGTGTTCCCGTTCGAGGAGCTGCAACGCTGCATGGTCGACACGCTGGAAGAATGGGAAGACTATGCGCCGTTTGCCGCCAATCCGTTCGGCTCACGTCCGGTATGGATTGGTTACGACCCGTCACACCGTGGCGACAGTGCCGGATGCGTGGTGCTGGCACCGCCGGTGGTGGCCGGTGGCAAATTCAGAATACTTGAGCGTCACCAGTGGAAAGGCATGGACTTTGCCACCCAGGCTGAATCCATCCGCAAACTCACCGAAAAATACAACGTCGAATACATCGGAATTGATGCCACCGGCCTCGGTGTCGGCGTGTTCCAGCTCGTTCGCTCGTTCTATCCCGCCGCGCGCGATATCCGCTACACGCCGGAAATGAAAACCGCAATGGTGCTCAAGGCAAAAGACGTTATTCGCCGTGGCTGTCTGGAATATGACGTCAGCGCCACCGACATCATCAGCTCGTTTATGGCTATCCGCAAGACCATGACCAGCAGCGGACGCAGCGCCACCTATGAGGCCAGCCGCAGCGAGGAAGCCAGCCACGCCGACCTCGCCTGGGCGACCATGCACGCCCTGTTAAATGAGCCACTCACCGCGGGTATCAGCACTCCGCTGACATCCACCATTCTGGAGTTTTACTGATGAGCAAGAAAAAGGGAAAACACCGCAACCTGCGGCAAAAAAAATGACCGCCAGCACCCCGAAAATGGAGGCATTCACCTTTGGCGAGCCGGTGCCGGTACTCGACCGCCGTGACATTCTGGATTACGTCGAATGCATCAGTAACGGCAGATGGTATGAGCCACCGGTCAGCTTTACCGGTCTGGCAAAAAGCCTGCGTGCTGCCGTGCATCACAGCTCACCGATTTACGTCAAACGCAATATTCTGGCGTCGACATTTATCCCGCATCCGTGGCTTTCCCAGCAGGATTTCAGCCGCTTTGTGCTGGATTTTCTGGTGTTCGGTAATGCGTTTCTGGAAAAGCGTTACAGCACCACCGGTAAAGTTATCAGGCTGGAAACCTCACCGGCAAAATATACCCGCCGTGGTGTGGAAGAGGATGTTTACTGGTGGGTGCCGTCCTTCAACGAGCCGACAGCCTTCGCGCCCGGCTCCGTGTTTCACCTGCTGGAGCCGGATATTAATCAGGAGCTGTACGGCCTGCCGGAATATCTCAGCGCCCTTAACTCTGCCTGGCTGAATGAGTCGGCCACGCTGTTCCGCCGCAAGTATTACGAAAATGGCGCACATGCCGGATACATCATGTACGTCACTGATGCCGTGCAGGACCGCAACGATATCGAAATGCTTCGCGAAAACATGGTCAAGTCGAAAGGCCGCAACAACTTTAAAAATCTGTTTCTCTATGCCCCACAGGGAAAAGCCGACGGCATTAAAATTATCCCGCTCAGTGAAGTGGCGACGAAGGACGATTTTTTTAATATCAAAAAAGCCAGCGCGGAAGATCTAATGAGTGCCCATCGAGTCCCCCCGCAAATGATGGGGATGATGCCTAATAATGCGGGAGGATTTGGCGATGTAGTTAAAGCGGCTAAAGTTTTTGTCAGGAATGAGTTAGGGCATCTACAATCGCGAATGAAGGAATTGAACTCATGGATAGGTGAAACAGTTATAACATTTAACAATTACTCGTTATAAACCCTGCAGGCTTTGGCTCACCAAAGCCTGTAAGATCAAGCAGATAGGCAAAACGTTTCTGTTTGCCCCAAGTGTTCAAACACAGTAATCGATGTTACTTTTCCGGCACTTATTTTGTTAAGGAACTTCAATATTTGTTGAGGCTCCTCCATGACTGCTGTTTTCTTGATTATAAATCCCTCAAGATTTTTCAAGCTGTATCGCTGACTTGAGTTCTCAAGAGCAGCAATCATTGCCGAACTGCGCATATCTCTATGTCCACTAGCTCTACAAACGACAGCATAATTTAAATTAAGCTCTACAAAATTTTGCCTTGTCAACTCTGGAAGGTGTTTACATACAAAATGAAATAAAGTCGTAACACCTTCATGTATTTTCAACCTTATATCATCCTTTTGTGAACGTCCTTCTTTAAATTCAATGAAGTACAATTTATCTTCATATAAAAATAAAGCATCCGGTGATTTTTCTTTAAACTCACGCTTATAAACAGGCGAGCAATTTAACACCGTATCATAGTTAAAGCCCTTCGAATCACAAATAATAAAATTCCGAGCCCCTGCATCATTGTAGCTTAATCCGGTTACATCAACCATTGAATCAGGGTATACTTCACACAGTTTTCTAAAAACAAGTTCCTCATTAGAAATCATCCAAATACTCCTGATTCAATTCTTTTAATGGTGATGCCAAAAGATTAATTGCATATGCAACATTATCAGTAATATCAACAAAAGATGTAAACTCTTCCCCAGGGAATCGCTCGCTTATATAGAACCGATTTTCAATCCCAATTTTATCGCTATAATGTTTAAGAGCATCAATAATATACGGGCTATGTGTTGTAATTATTATATCAACCCCCATAGACACTAACTCACAAATAATCTCAGCATAGAAAACCTGCCATTTTGGATGTAAGTTCACCTCTGGCTCATCAATAATCAGTAACGAGTTATCTACTGCTGCCCCGCACTTAACAAGCATATCAAGAATACCTAAAGACTTTATTCCTGACGCAATATTACCCGATGTGACTTTATAGCCTTGCTTCTCTAGAAAAAAATCATTCTTTTCAATATCATAAACCACTTCACCACAGAAAGTAGCATTGATTTTGTTAGATATACGCAGTGACTCTTTTAAAAATGAGCCATCATCAAAAATATCCGAATGCACAAATAAATTATAAACTGAATCGCTTAATTTTATTGATAGATCTTTCACATGCAATGGAACAGTTAGACGTCCTGATTCACCATTACTATCAAATAAAGTTTTAGCAAAACGAACCAAATTATGAAATTGCATAATACTTGGAGAGTCAACATAGGTTGCGTCGACATATCCTAAGCCATCAGTATAATCAAATTGTGATATACCATCTTTAGTCCATTTAATATCAATTAACTGACTAACACCATCAACAACTTCCAGAGATGCTTTAACTGGATTTTGATTACCCTTCTGAATAATTTCGCCTCTAAATTCAGAGTAAAAGGCCTTACGCAGAGCACGGTTGATAGCAGATAGCTCATCATCTGGCTCAAGCATTATATCTCTGATTTTTCTTATATCAGAGAGTACAGAATCAGCCATCAATTCTGGAAGAAGCCCTTCCTCAATCAAATTATATAGATAACTCTCTCTCTCAGCCAAAGTTTTAGAGATATCTATTTTTAGAGAGGCATAAAACTTTCTTGGATTGAATAACTCTCTAATTTCCGGCGTAGCAGCAATATTAATCCTCCTACGCAGATTAAAATATATTTTCTCTACGATAGATGTAATTCTATCCTCTTTGTCTTCTTCTAAATCCTCTTGATAACGAGATATCGCCTTTACCATTGAAAACAATATTTTCCCTACGGTACTCTTCCCCGTATCATTTTCACCAGTTATGACAGTTAAACCACCAACTGAAACATCAGCTTCTGCAATAGTTCCAAAATTATTAATTTTTATACGCATAAACTATCTCACTGTACGCCAGATATCCAACCTTATGAATACTTTAGCATATTTCCAAAAAGATGACACTGGTGGTTGCAGGCCTCGCGCGCAGTGCTTTCCCCGCCTCGCCCGCCCGCTTCACGGGGCGGTTTTAATGCAGTTGCATAGATACTATGGATCCGCACCAGTCCTGACCGCACGCAGCCTGAACGGACATCCCCAGCGCATGCAAAAACATTCACTGGTTGCATGCATAGCTTTTTAAGTACGCCATACCGCAACTGTACATTTTTAAGCAATTGGCAACTTTAAAAAATTTACATTGCTTTCAAGACCTTATCATCCGTAGTCTCTGTTTTTTACTTTGAGCTACATCAATAAAATCTCAAACATGTTTAATGCAAAGCCCTTGTTACACAACATAGAATGTATGTCTAGAAACAACGACATACTATATGTTGTGTTTTTCCGGCTCTCTGTTCGGTGATATGCCAAATCACTTTGCGTTTAAACAGAGCATTATTTCAGGGCAAGACTTCGCTCAAAAGTCATTCCACCTAAGAAGCGCATATACCGGTGGAAGTTGCCCTCTACTTACAGGAGGCAATATGAAGAAATGCTATTACTGCATTCTCGTTCTGGCCCTCTTTGGCTATCCAAACGGTAGTCCGAGTGGTTTGTCAGTAAACGTCAGTAATATCAATGTCAGCATTATGCTTTAATATGCTTCAAACAAAAAAACCACCTGCCAGGGTGGTTTTTTGCGCCCATCATCAATACGATGAAAGACTGACAAGACTTCGCTCAAGACGAATTATGCGTCGACATAAGGTTACCCGCAATGATTTTATTAGACTAAATGGATGGCCTTTTATGACCCGGATCAAACGGCTGTCCTTACCGACATGCTAGTCACTCAATAGCATTTAGCCTTCTAATTCAGCATGCTATTGACCTTCTGCTGCCCCATAACTGCTCCGCATAAGCCATTCAATGCCATATCAAATCACGTTGTGTTTTTACTCAAATGGGTAACGAGAACCCCGGCCACTCATCAGCAACCGGATACGTGAATTTTTTCCCGTCATAATTTACGGTCGCGCCACGCGCCAGCGCCTCAAGCTCCCATCGTTGCGGCCTGATACCGTTCTGAGCGAGGTCAACGCGGATACGGGTAATTTGCAATCGTTCAGACCTGGTCAGTCTGGCAGATGGTGCAATTTCATGCGGTTTTAACGGGATTCCGTTTCTTTGCTGACGATTTGGTGTTCTCAGTCCGTGTTTTAATGCGCCCCTGAGCACCATCACTACCTCCGGGTCACTCCATTCGATAACACCGTCATCTACCAGATTAAGCACTGCTGCGGCGTGCTCAGAAGGTGTGGGAGCCGGTAACGAAGTATCACCACCGGTGAGCTTTCCACAGTTATTGACAGGACTCCGAGGCGCGGCGATGCCGCTTTTTAAAGTCAAAGGCTCAACGACCGGCACTTTCGGAACAATGCGCCAGTCCGTCGTTCTGGTGATATGAATATGACGCGCGCCGAGATGCGGTGCGTAAATGCCGACCACTCTCTCGACCTTTTCCTCGTACTCGTTAACGTCATCCGACGGGCTACGGGCGACTCTGACAGTCTGACAATCGCGCGGAACATTTGCCCCACCCTGCGCGCTGATATACAACGCAAAATCACCACTGTCTGCGGCGGCGCGTGCAGCCTCGACGCGCTCGTCAAACTCATCAGCAATGCTGACGCCGCGAGGCAATTTGCGTAGTTCACGGTAAGCCCCCATTGTCGGCAGGCCAACCGTTTTAAATTGCGGGATGCGCCACGTTGACGCCCATGCGGTAACAGCCGCTGCAGTGTCTTTCAGCGGCCTGCCGGTGTCGTTATCGAGCTGACCATCCAGTGCATAGCCGTCGATGTTTTTTGAAATGTATTTCGCGATATATCCCGCAGCACCGCCCCGGTTAAGGTGTTTTGCCTGAAAACGGTTTCGCGCAGCTCCTCTTTCGTCTCCATCCTCTTTGAGCGCGTAGCGACGCATGATTTCGATAATCTGGTTACGCTGGCGTGGATTACAAAAAAGCATCATATGCCAGTGCGGCGTTCCGTCGTGGTGTGGCTCGACGACACGCAAACCGTAGACCTGTAAATCATTATCCTTGAATGCCGTGCGCATCAGGCTCCAGATGCGGCAGAGATAACGCTGCGCATCCTTTGGATTAAATGCCTCATCATTCCAGCCGTGATTTAGCTGAACGGTTTTACTTTCGCCTTTTCTGACCTGACGTGTCGGGTGATACTTTGACGGCGCGGTCAGCGTGATAAACATCCCCACATCACCCTCTGCGGCGGCGTAACGCTCAATACCGGCAATGGTGTTCATCAGCTCCATCCGGCGAATTTCAGGATTAGAAATACTGCCCATCACCTTACTGATAAGGTCGATGCGCTCGCCGGTTTCCCTGTTTTCAAGGTCACACGATTTAAGAAATTCCAGATTTGCCTGGCGGCGCGCACGCACATCACGAATGGCATGTTTACTGGCATAAGGAGAACGGTCTTTATTGACCTCCCCGACAGCAATCAGTAACGCCTCATGCCAGCGCATACGCTGGCCTTTAAGCTGATGAGTCCACCACTCATCGTTAAACAGACGGGCAATTGCAGAATATGCCTGCCTCGTGGTCATCTGTCCTTTACGATATTTTTTCCAGTAAAGCGGGGAAATATTGAAAGCACGTGCAGCGCCAGCAACATGACCATACAGATGCGCCTGCGCCTCATCCGTAAACAGCGATTCTTTTTCGCCATGCGCATCCACCCAGGCATCGCAGAGTTCCTCATACATCATGAAAAGCTGCGATGAGATACGGGCGGCAAACTTTTTCAGCTCCTTGTCATTCATTCCAGGCAGGCGCGCATAGTGGTCACGCTCTGCCAGAAACAGCAACGACGCGTCGGTGTTCATTTCATGGCGCTGATTCACACGCTCAATGCGCGGCCATAAACGACGCTGAAAAGTGGATGTGAGGAAATAAAACCCGTGCACCGGGCTTTTATTGCGCCGGATGTAGTCATAGCGTGAAGTAAACAGCGAACGCAAAAAGTAAGGCAGGCGGTTAATCGTGGATAAAACACCTTGCACCTGACGCATCTCGTCACGTGTAAGAGATCTTTCGCGTCCTATTGCTTCATTTGGTTTGTTCCAGGAGTAAGCATAAATCGTCATGCGAAAGCTAACTCCATTTGTGATGGAGCAAGGCTATTTGATGCCCATTCAGCAATCGATGGAGGAAAAACCGACTCCACAGAATTTTTCAGAATTGCACACCGTCCTTTAAGGATGAACGCCTTCAACTCCTTCTCAGAAAGTTTTTGTGTATAGTCTGCCTCGCTGATTGCCCTTGTCAGTTCGGGATATTTGATAAGATATTTTGGTACGTTACAGGCAAGGTTAGTGCTGTCTGCTGTATGCAGCGGATAATTACCGAGAATGCGCCCATCAAGCATGCGCAGACCATGAATGCGGGTACTAAAACCATATTTAAGATAAATGGTTTCAAATGCATCCTGCATCCGGCTATGCCAGAGTGCAGTTCTGACAGTGGCGTAATCGCCAGAAGAACCAAAACAAACACGAGGCCATTCCCGGCAAAGTTCGACAAGGCGTTGCAAGGATTCATGCAGATGCCAGACTGGAGTAGCTTTTTCTCTAAAACAACGAGGCAACGCTTTAATCAGCGCATCGTTGTCCGCTTCATCCCCGTCCACCACATCAGGTATGACAAAGAAAGCCAGTTTGGGATGATAATAATGAGGGGCAATCCACTGATAAAACTTCTGCCAGTCGATAACAAGGCCACTTTTCCATGCTGAAAAAGCCCCATTATCAATCGCCACGGACTTAGCATGTTTAAATGAGGCAACGAGTTGGTCAGGCCGGGCATAGGAAACAAATGCCCCTGCACCACTCACAGCAATACGATGAACATTTCCTGCATCACCCCACACAGGAGTTCCGTGGTAATGAACAACGTTATTCACGACCTGTCCCCTGCTTATTGGCTGAACTTATGGTTAAATGCAGTCAGACATTGCTGACTAATTTGCTCAACCTGCGCGTTTAAATCAGCAAAAGACTTTGCGCTTCCGGTCAGAATATCGTGATGCATCAGGCCGGAAACGAGCTGGCTTAATTTCGGGTAATAACCAACCACCGCCAGCCATTCCTGACCGGCGTTTTTACCGCTTTCCGCTCTCTTTTTCTCGTGGAGAATAAACTGAAAGCTGTCACTGGTAACGACATAACGTTCGCCAATTTCAATACGAATACTCATGCCGTTCTCCGGTAATGTTTGTTTTTTGCTTCAAAGACTGACTGACAGGAAACACAACGCGTGGCTGACGGGTAAGCCGCACGACGGGCAGCAGGTATTGGCGCGTCACACTCTTCGCAAACCAGCGCAGAAGCACCGCAATGTTTTACCCTTGCCGCGTTAATCTGACGCTCCAGTAATTCAGCCTGTTGTTCCTGAATAAAATCTACGTTGTCCGGCATTACCAGCTCCTTTTGTCGTTAAGTTTTTTAAATTCATCAGCGCAATAGCTGGCAATTTCTGTCGTTAATTTCGTCAGTTCATCCACGGAGGAGATTTGCTTGTGAAATACAGCGCGTTTAACAAGTAAATTGACCACATCAGACAGGAGATTTAATTCGTTCTGATAAATCGCGATAACAGACTCAGTTATTTCGCGTTTTTCTTTATCAAGACCAAGTTGAATAAGAGATAAATCGCCATTTTTCATAACGGTGATTTTTAAGGCGTTATTCAGTAATACAACTGAACGAGAACAGGACATCAAAGCACCTCCCCGCGAGACAATCCGATATTGTGAAATTTTTCCGACTCCTGACTGAGCAGCTCGACTATCTCCACGCGGGATAACTCCGCCTTTGTGATGTGGCGAATCATGGCGTCAAGATGAGAAGAAAAGCGCGTCGCTGCGTCGGCCTGTGCTTCGGTTCTGGCCTGTTGCAGCAGTAATGCGTATTTACCGCACTGATTTTCGGAAACTGTATGCATGACGTTCTCCAGGCAAAAAGAAGCCCCGCACAATTAAGTGCGTTAAAAACTCTGATTAATTACTTAATGCAGATATTGCTCTGGTTTTACCGACGTCAGAATTGTCGGTGCATACTCAAACAGGCTGAATAATTCACGTAATGCACGGAATAAAGCATCACGCCAGTAACATGATTCTTCATTAATTCGCCAGTATGGCTGGTTGAATTCTTTTTCTGTCAGTCGTGCGTGCATAAATAAAGTGCGACGCTGACTGACTGTTAAAAACTAATATATGCATACTCACTTGCGCCGACCTGACGGCGTTTTGAGAATGCCCCGCGCAATTCATCAATTGCACATACCAGTCGTTCACGTTCGACGTCGTTCATTTCTTCAAAACGCATCGTTGCGTGACGCTGTTTTAACTGCGCATGAAAGCAAACCGTTAACCGTTCGCGTTCCATCATCTGATTATAATAATCGCATGTCTCCTGCCAGCGAGGGACGGCCAGATGCTTACCAATTATCCGGCGCATGGCTGCTGGCTGTTTTTCGACGAGATTAAGCGTCATCACTGTCATTTCCAGACCCTCCGGCTTTTCAGAAAGGTCAGAGCCTTCTTTAACGGACTCTGTTTTTTGGTGCGGATAATGATTCCCTTGCGTCCCTTCCCGTGGGTGATGGTGAAGTCAATCGCCCTGGGGCTTTCGTTACGCAATAACTGAGCAATACAACGAGGTTCCTGCATAACTCCTCCTGAAACAGAGCCGGTTTTTAGCCATGTCCGGCACATGGTCTTGTGGTAAGATCGAATCGCCAAAAACAACCAACCACAAGCGAGGTAATAAATGAATAATCAAAATATTGACGAACTTATAACCACTCTCGAAAAAGCGGTTGCATTAGCAAATACCCTACCAACTCCAATGGGAGATTTTGAGGACGCTAAAAAAGTGGATGAATTAACTATTCAATTAAGAGAGATCATTCACCCTAAAAAGCCAGTCCAACTCAAAGGCTTTATTGATATAAATCATTTTTAAAATAGCATCTTGCATCCGTATGCTGTTTATACGGATGCGTCATCATGTCAAAAATACTTTTCCAGTCATCAAGCCCTATTGACCATTTAATGCTATTTATATCGCCTGATTTAGAAATTATCGTTTCACGAAGAGCCTTAGCTAGTTCCATGCGCTCTTGAACGGTCATACCAACGCATTCATATTTAATGCGCAAAAAAGAGTCATGAAATAAAGATTTCAAATTCAGCCGTAGAATTTCTTCATCACCATCTGAACTAATAAAAACAAGTTCATCATTATCCAAAATGATATTTTGTTTTCTCAATTCATCGGCTGATTTATATTCTTTCGTACTATTAGCAAACTCACTATACGTAATAGTCAGGCTGTTAGATGGTGATGCATCTTCAAGGTTTCCTCTGATGATAGTCACCGATGTTTTATTTAAATCTTGCCTCATGGCTCCTCCTTAGGCCGCGTGGCCATGTCTGGATTTGCTGTAACTTATGCGGTTCTTCCAGTCATGCCATTCTGTCGGAGCTTCATCGACTAGCTGGGCTGCATATTTGTCCCACTCACGCCGATTAATCCATAACTCAGCGTGACCGCCCGGCTTTAACGGGTCTGTCATATAGAATGCTGGCAGCTTTCCAGCTCGTGCCATTTCAGCCACCGCGCGAGGCGTCTTTCCGATGTAAAGAGCAAAACCCTCTTTCGACAGTAAATCTGACGGATCCGCAGCCAATTTAATGGAATCACGCTTGTTTTTTTTAAGAGCAGAAACTTCTTGTCTTTTCTCGTCACAAATTTCAGATCCGACATTCATTTTGCTATCCTCACATTGATGTCAGCGATCTAGAGCGATTTAGAGTCGTTAGATGCTGATAAATCATATCAACTATGCAAAAGAATACGAGGTTAGAGAATTTATGTCAACTGACACTAGCGAACGTTTGAAGCTTATCCGTGAATCTGAACGTCTGAAAATGAAGGAGGTAGCTGAACTAGCTGGCATCAACTACACCACATATGCAGGTTATGAATCAGGTAAGGCTATGATGTCCCTAGAAAATGCTAAGAAGTTTTTTAAAGTAGAAAGGTTCAGAAAATACCGTGACTGGTTCATGTTTGATGAAACTGATCCCGCTGGCGGACAAATAGCCCCGGCGCTCGCGCACATTGGGCAAGACTCAACAACCTTGCACCACTCAGACCAAAAGACTGGCTGACGATTTATTCAGCATATGTGTGCAGTAAATGTACGAAAGAAAATTGCATTAATTTTCAAGTAGTAGAAGTAAACAGCGTCATCGGAGGGCTTTATGTCTATTAAAAAGCTCGATGATGGTCGTTATGAAGTGGACGTCAGACCGCAGGGTGCAGATGGAAAACGTATCAGGCGGAAATTTAAAACTAAAGGTGAAGCTCAAGCATTCGAGCGTCATGTTCTGGTTAACTACCACAACAAAGAGTGGTTAGAGAAGCCAGCCGACCGCCGAACTCTTACAGAGTTGTTAGGCAGATGGTGGATATATCACGGAAAATTACATGAGCGTGGAGATATTGAACGGGGGCGTTTAACGACAATAATCGCCAAATTTGCAGAAATGGGAGTGTCCAGAGCTGACCAGCTAACAAAGAAAACGATAACTGATTATCGCGTTGTAATGATGAACGATGGTCTAAAACCAGCCAGCGTAAATCGGCATCTGGCAATAATGAGCGGGATGTTCACCAAGTTAATTGACGCCGGTGAATACCACTCTCACAACCCGTTCCGTGAGGTTAAGCGGTTACGTGAAGCTGTTACGGAAATGGCTTTTTTGTCCAGTGAAGAGATTACGCGGCTGTTATCCATGCTTGATGGTGATGAGTTAAATGCAACTCTGGTCTGCCTTTCAACTGGTGGACGCTGGAGTGAAGTGTCTAATTTGAAAGCTGAACACATCATTAACCAGATGGTTACGTTTATGAAAACTAAAAACGGAAAGCGCAGGACAATTCCCGTTTCGCAGGACCTGATTAAACGGATCAAGACCAAAAATTCAGGCAGGCTTTTTAATGCCAGTTACTACAAAGTGCGCAACGCTCTCAGGGAAGTAAAACCCGATTTACCTGACGGACAGGCAGTGCATGTTTTGAGGCATACATTTGCCACACATTTTATAATGAATGGAGGTAACATAATCACATTGCAGCGCATCCTGGGTCATTCTAACATTCAGCAAACTATGACCTACGCACACTTTGCACCGGATTTCTTACAAGATGCTGTGACTCTTAACCCGGTGTCAGGAATGTCCATAATGCGTCCATAA